CAAACTTCATGCGTGAGCCAAAATAGCTTTCGAATACACGGGCTATTTGTTTGGTTGGCTTAATTGCCGCTAGTTCTTGCAGTTTCATTTTGGAATCCTCTAAGTTGTATATATTTAGCCGAATTTAAACATTTTTCAAGTTCTTGATCCACCAAGGTATGCTGTTGAACCTTGGGTTGTAACTTGGTCAATACCACTTCGCTAAATCCATTGTCTCGACTACGCTCTGCTACTTGCCGTCTACAGTATATGTCTGCTGACAGTGTTTGTTTTTTGATGTCTAAAGTCTTAATACTTTGTGCCAGTCTGAGCTGATTGTGATTGTCTGCCACACACCAGCTGATTGCTGTGCGCTTGTTGCTGAACGTGCCTATTAAATTATCGCCCGGTGTGTATACTTCAAATGCCTGATGTGCTGGACGCAAATGATATCGACCAAATGCCACATATCCACCCAATTCATCATTCACAATCATAGTGTGTATATTACGGCGAACTTCACGTTCGGCCCAGCGTTCTAATTTTTGTTCTTGAGTCATAGTTTGATCAAATGTGCCGCTGACCAACCTAACGCACCCACAAGGGCAGCAATTATGCCCACCCCCCAACTGATCATTCTATCGTTGTTTTTGGCATTAGTGGCTTGTAACATGCCGCGCAGTTCGGCAATCACACCAAAAAGAGTAGTGATCTTTTCGTCCATTGATTCCAGTTTGACTTCTAGCAGGCGATACCGCTCAGCACACAATTCCACGTGTGCTTCTAGACTTTTCTTTTCAATGTCGGTTGTATCAGCCATTATTTTTACTCCACATCATTTATTTATGGTTTCGAACCATAAGTTTTGTTTGGATCCATTGATGATCAAACTAGGCTCTAACTGCACGATTTCGTTTAGATTGGTTATCATGGGTATACCTGCACACTCATTTAACAGTCCGGTTAGGTTGTCAACTTCGCCTGTGACCGAATACACGCCGGCTGCTTCTACTTCAAATTCAAAAACCCATTGATTGTCACGCACCTGAGGTAACTGCACAATATAGGGTTGTGCTCGCAAGCTAATCATTTGTTGCAGTGTTTCCCAATTGCGTTGTTGATTCCTGGCACGATTCCAGTCTTCAATATTGCGTATGACTTGACCCACACGATCTTCAAAGGGTATTTGACTTGATCTGAAATGTCCAGTAATACCAGTGGGGCTGCAATCAAACAGTGTTCGGCCTTGTATCTTCATTCTGTGAGTATTTAACGCCAAACAAAAACCCCGGAGTTTTTAGTTCCGGGGTTAGTTGAATCAAATGATTGATTAGGTTGTTAGCTTGAAACCAGTATTTGTGCATGAATTGAACTGGTTAGTACCAAGAACCATTGCAACGTTAGCAGCAGCCAAAGCTGCGGCGGTGGAAGCAAATGCGCCAATTGGGTATACAGCCACGCTCAATGCAACGCCGTCAACTTGATACATGCCAATTGTAGTAGTTTGTTGAATTGCTTGTAGAGCGTTTGCAACAAAACTATTTACGCCTTGTTGAGCAGCCATTGTGTTGGCTGCAACGAAGCGGAAGAACTCAAGTTTTGGACCTTGAGGTTGAACTGGAGAACCAGCTGTGGATGTGGATGGTGGGATTGGACCATTTAGTGTGTCTAATGCAAATACCGGTTGTGCATCACCATTTACGGGGGTAATAAAAGCCATGATAAATTTCCTTTAAGTTAGTGACCTTATCGGGTCTGCTTTTATTTAGTCTTTTGACAAAAATTACGCCGGTTGACGATTGTTTTGTGCAGCATTTCTAGCAGTGAAATCAAAGCGATTTACTGCTTTAGCATAGCCTGCAGGCGTGGCCATTACCCAGCCTTCGTGTCCGGGATCTTTCAAATCCAAGTTACGCAAGATGTCTAACTTCAAATCGTGTAGCAGGATAAACAAAGTAAATGCAGCAGCCAGGCCTTCTGTGTTTGATGCGGGGCTCTTTAGATATTCCACAATGTTACCAAATTTCTTTGGAGTAACTTTGGTTTGCAACCAATCACCAAACCCTGCCAATAAGTTGTCAAAGTTACCGCTGGGTTGTTTGATTCTAAAATTGATGTAGTCCACACACAGTTTGGCCAAGTCTGTGATCTGCATGGCTCGCAGTTCGGCCGGATTAAACAGGGTATCGATAGCAGCACCTTTGCTGTTACGTATTTGTTTGATTTGCTTGATCAGTGTGGCCTGTCCTTTGGATTGTGCAGGATCTTGAGGTGTGATGCCTTTGCCGTAAATGGGCCCACTCAAGAACAATCCAGGTACTTGGTTAAACGAAACTCTACTGAGTGGCTGCTTGGGCTCGCCTTGGTCAGCATACATAGTGTGCATGGCAATGCCTGTAGTGCTGTTGCGAATTTGTTGACCTAGGGCGCTCTTGGCAGGTATACGATATTCTACTGTGTTGGGTTTGAACACAAGATTACCGGCCTGTTCTTCCCAGGACTGTTGTGGATAGTACAACAGGTCGCCTTTCACATAGCCACGGAAGTTTTCAGGCACAGCCGCTTGCAATTGTGGCCAAAGATCAGCATACACCTGAATCAATTCACCACGCTCACCTTTTCGTGTGCTTTGTATTTGTGCCATCATTTGCGGCGAAGTAGCAAGTCCATCGTAACCTTTGGCTTCAAATCCTGAGCCATCTGTGAGCACAAACTCTCCTGTGTCGGGTTTACGGCCAAATATCACAGCAGGTTTACCGTCCCACTTCACACTGGTGGTCTTTTGTGGTGCCTCTGCGGCATGTTGAATTATAGCTAGTGCTTCGTCTACACCACGTGAGCCTTTGCGAAATATTAGATCTTCTAGGTGTTCGATACCCTTGGCCCTGCCGCCTACATTGCCTTCTTCTGCTTCGTAGATTTGATATGGGTTTGTTTTTTCTGTTTCGATCAAAGGTTGCATGCCTTGATTAACAATTCTATCACGCAGTTTGGCCAGGAAATGTACATCACTGTTTTCTCGCACTAGGTCTGGTTCTTGCAGGCCTTCTTTGCTTAGGTATTCACGAAAGTCGGCCAGTTTGGCGTCACGGTCTCGGTCCCGTGCTAAAGCAGCATAAATGCTTTCCACGTTCTTGAGATTTTCTCTAGTGGCTGTTCTACCTAACAGTGTTTTGGCCACATAGTCAGGATCCATGCCACCATCTACCAGCTGATTTGTGGTACGACTGAACATACCATTGGCACCCACTTTGAGTCCCTGTTGTTTGGCAATTGAACTCATTAGCACATTGCGGTTCATGCCTTTATATGCTGAATCATCTGCACCGCCATAGTAGAACTGCCCCCAGTCCAAGTTTGGGAAGAACATGAAGTCTGTTTGCACATATCCGTTTTGAGGATTGCCGTTGATGGGAGTGCGCAGGTGTACTTCGCCGGCTTTCTTTACCCAGGCCTTGGGATCTTGCCCGTGGCTCACTGCCCATTGTGTTAGTTTTGCTGCCAGTTGTTCTTTGGATATCTCACTGGCATCCACTGCCATGTCCATGTCACCTGAGGTAGGTTTACGACCTGTTGAGCCCAGCCAACGTTCACGTGGAAATTCTAATCCTGTGAGTGTTTCCAACCATTGCACTGTGGCTGCTACATCGCTTTGATTGATGCGACCTGTGAGTGGATTGCCGTCGGCATCTTTGAATACATTGCCGCCTTCCAATAATTTCATATTTTTCCTTGTTTCTTTGCTGTAGCCAGTAGCTGGGCCATAGCCGGATCATTTAAATCTTCAGGTTTTTGGCCGCGTCCAACTGATATTGCAGGTGCGGCAGCGGCAGCGGCAGGACGAACAGCTGGTTTTTTGTATAAATTTCTAAGACGTCGATACTGAGGAGCCATCTTTTTTACATTTGCAACTATGTTGTTTGTATTAAGTTGCAGTTTTCTTGTGTTAAGAGCTTGAGCAGCTTGCACAATATTATTTGGATCAAGTTTTTCATCTTTAACATTATTAATAAGACCAAGTTGAGCCCATTCTTTAGATATCTCAGTTGCAATATCGTTTTCTGCTTTTGCTATACTAGCAATGCCTTTATTTTGACTGGCAGCCATGTGTCCGCCTGGATGATATTGACCTTGCTGGTCCAATGGAATACCGGCAGCATTCATTGTTTTGTTGGCAAAGTATTCTGCGGCATTGCGCACAAATCCTGCTTTTCCTGGCGCTGCGGCCACCGGTGCTTGAGCACCTTTTACTGTTTTAAATTTAGAACTTGTGTCTGGTTGCGTCGGTGCTGCCTGGGTAGTAGGCCTGACCTGCGAATTTGATTTGTCTTGAGCTCGAAGTTTAGCTGTATCAGCTGGGGTCAGCCCCACTGGTTTGGCAGCAGTTGCTGGTTGAGGTACTGGCGCAGTCACGGTTGGTTGTGTTGTTGGTGAGGCAAGTGCTTGTCTGTTGGTAATATCTTTGGCATCAACGTCGATCACATTAGGGTCTGATTGACTTGGTCGAACTCTGTTGGCAGCAGGCGCCACTTGTCCTGTTCTAGGTGTTGCGGCTACTGCACCACCAGTTGGCACAGTTGCAACACCAGTGCCCGGTGTGTTAGCCACAGCAGTTGTTTGCGGTACTACAGCAAGATTTGTGCCTGGCGCCGATGCTGCCGCTGGTGCAGCCTTGGGCATCATGTTTGGTGCAAAAGACACCTTGCTTGGGGCCACAGACTGTTGTGGCATGGCCACAGTGGTTTGACCAAAATTTACAGGAGTAGTGGCAACATTCTTGAGTGGACCTTCGTTTATGTTACGGCGTGTGATTTCATGTATCTGCATTTGTTCTTCTCACTGATCTAGCAAATTTGCCCGAGTCTCTGGTACGGATGGCATTCAACAATTTACGTTGAAGATTTTCAGCTTGGTCAGCTGGAAATTCTGTGTCAATTTGTTCTAGCAGTCTGATAGCATTTGCAATTAGTGTGGCTGCGCGGTTTTCAATCAACAGGTGGCGATCACGTTCGATGTACAAATCGTCTAATTCATCTAATAAACTGCGGGTGCGTTTTTGCATCT